TCAAAATGCGACTTTTGACAATATTACAGTTTATCAAGGTACATTCTTACAGAAATCCTTTGTTGTAGACGGTTCTTTGGACCAAAGATTCATTTTAGACAACTCATTTATTGATTCTGCGACTATTGTAGTCAGAGTTCGTGATTCTAGTAACGATATATCAGATGGAAGGGAATATCAAGTCTCAGATAACATCTTAAAGATTGATACATCCTCTGAAGTCTACTTTTTACAAGAAGTTCAGGATGAAAAGTATGAATTATTGTTTGGAGACGGGTTTTTTGGTAAAAAATTAGAAACTGGTAACGTAATTGATGTCTCATACATCATTACAGATGGAAAAGAGGGGAATGGAGCATCTAATTTCGCTTTTTCAGGTAGATTTAGAGATGATAATGGAAATATTGAGGTTCCGACTAATTCTATTGAAATTACAACCTCTCAAAATGCAGTAAATGGTGCTGATATTGAATCTGTTGACTCAATTAAGTATTTTGCACCTAGAATTTACTCTTCTCAGTACCGTGCGGTGACTGCAAGGGACTATGAAGCAATAATTCAGAACATTTACCCTAATACAGAGTCAGTTTCTGTTGTTGGTGGTGAAGAATTGGATCCTCCACAGTTTGGAAACGTAATTATAAGTATAAAACCTAAAAATGGTGACTATATTTCTGATTTTGATAGGAGTACAATCCTTTCAAAGTTAAAACAGTACTCACTTTCAGGTATAAATCAGCAAATTACTGATTTGAAGGTACTTTTTGTCGAAATAGACTCTGCAGTCTACTATGATACTACTAAAGTAAGTAATATTGAGGATTTAAAGTCAAGAATTACCAATACTTTGACTGCATTTAAGAAATCTAACATCAATAAGTTTGGTGGAAGGTTCAAATACAGTAAAGTTTGTCAGGTAATTGATGATGTTGATAGTGCTATTACATCAAATATTACTAGAGTGATTATTAGAAGGAATTTGAAAGCACTTATAAACACTTATGCTCAATATGAGTTATGTTATGGTAACAAATTCCACCATACAAATGCTGGATTTAACATAAAGAGTACTGGATTTAAGATTGCTGGTAGTAATGACATCTGTTATTTTACCGATACTCCTAGAGATGATGGTACAGGTGTAATTTCTATCGTAAAAGAGGCACAAGAAGAAGGTAAAAACACTGTTGTTACCAAATCTGCTGGTACTGTAGACTATATTAAAGGTGAAATTATCATTAACACTGTAAATATTACATCTACAGTTGAACCAAACAACATAATTGAGGTACAAGCAGTCCCAGAATCTAATGATGTCATCGGATTATCGGATTTATACCTAGATTTTTCCGTTTCTAAGAGTGCAATAAATATGATTAAGGATACGATTACTTCTGGTGAACAGATATCTGGTATCGGGTATAAGACAACTTCCAGCTACTTAAATGGAGAACTTAAGAGGATATAAAGAATGATACAAACTGGGTTTGAAAAGAGAGTATCTGTTCAGCAGATAATAGAAAATCAGCTGCCTGAATTTGTACTCTCTGAAAGTCCAAAGGCAGTAGATTTTTTAAAGCAATATTACCTTTCTCAAGAACATCAAGGTGGTGCTGCTGATATTGCCGTTAATCTGGATCAATATTTAAAGGTTGATAATCTTACTCCAGAGGTAATTTCTGGTGAAACTACTCTATATTCTGATATTTCCACTAGTGATACCACTGTTCAAGTGTATTCTACTAAGGGATTTCCTAATGAGAATGGTTTATTTAAGATTGATGATGAAGTTTTTACATATACTGGACTAACAACTAATACATTTACTGGTGTTATACGTGGATTTAGTGGAATTACCAGTTATAGAACTGACTTAAATGCTGAAGAATTAATTTTCAGTGATACAAGTGCTGCAACTCATACTGCAACTACTAAAGTTCAGAACTTAAGTGCTCTATTTTTAAAAGATTTTTATAGAAAATTAAAATATACTTATACTCCAGGACTGGAAGATGTTGATTTTCAGTCAAATCTTGATGTCAATAACTTTATTAAAGAAGCAAGAACCTTATATGAAACAAAAGGTACTGAAGAATCCTTTAGAATTCTGTTCAATGTACTGTATGGTGTAGATCCTAAAGTTATTGATCTTGAAAATTACCTCCCCAAACCCTCCTCGGCAGAGTTTTTACGTAGAGAAATAGTAGTTGCTGAAAGAATTTCTGGAAATCCAGCAAAATTAGTTGGACAAACAATTAGAAAGTCTACAGATGATGCTACTCAGGGTTCTGTTTCTGAAGTTGAAGTCTTTACAAGGTCTGGAATTAAGACTTATTATAAGATTGGACTGTTTGTTGGTTATGATGATAATGCTCTAATTGAAGGTACTTGGGAAGTTCAACCAAAAAGTAAGGTAATTAACCCTGTTGCAGTATCTGATTCTATTATTACAGTTGATTCTACTGTAGGGTTTGGTGCTACTGGAACCCTTGTTGCTGGTACAAATACCATTACATATACCGATAAGACTGTTAACCAGTTTCTGGGGTGTTCTGGAGTTGTTTCAGGTATTGGTACAGCAGATGAGATAAGAACTAATGAGGTATTTTATGGTTATGAAGATGGAGATACTACTAAAAGGGTAGAAATACGTCTTGGTGGTGTATTATCTGATGTTAAATTAGTTAATGATATCTTAGATACTTCAGAAGAACAGGTTTTATTTGTAAAAAATGTCGGTGAAAGAATTCAAAATCCTGAAGTAGATAAAACCAACAAAGAAATATTTGCTAATTCTTGGATTTACAATACTAGTAATAGATTTGATATAGAAGATATTAATACTGGTTCATCTACAATTACATTAAAATCATCAATAGATAAGGCACAATTAAAAGTTGGTGATAGAATTGATATTTTATTAGGAACTACTGAGAATATAGGATTTTCAAATGGAATAGTGCAGGTTATCAACGCACCTTTAAAACAGGTAATTCTTGGTAATATTAGTGGATTTAATTACGATCCTACTCAAACATATACAATTAGGAGAAAAGTAAATACTGCAACTAGTTCTGGAACTCCTATAACATATGGACAGAATAAAGTTATTGCAGATATTCAGAATGTTTATAATGAAAATGATGAATCTTTTTACGTTGCATCAAACTCATTACCTTCTTATGATATAACAGAATCTACTGTTAAGTATAGTATAGACACATCATCACCAACTGCATTGCAGGATTTTGATGCTAATACACAGAAGTTTACTACTATATCATTCCCACAAGCTGTTCTTGATTTTATTACAGGTGATAAAGTTTATTATAAACCAGAAACTGTTAGTTTAGAAGGAATATCTGAAGGATTTTACTATGTAAAGGTTCTTACTGGTGGTAAGATTAAACTATACCAATCATTAGCATTAATTGCTGCTGATACTTCTGTAGGATTTAAGGCAAATGGTACTAATAATCATGACTTTATTCTTGCAGGACAAGAAGATGATTCTATTTCTCCACAAGCACTTCTTAAGAAATTTCCATCTTCACAAAATTTAAAGTCTGGTACTAGTACCAAAACAATTCCAGGATCTACTGGAATGTTGATTAATGGTGTTGAAATATTTAACTATAAGTCTTTAGATAAAGTTTATTATGGTCCAATTGAAAAAATTAATGTATATAATGCTGGAAAAGATTATGATGTACTTAATTTACCATCTATAACGGTTGCTGCTGGAGCAGGTGTAACTGCTAAGATACAACCTGTTGTAAGTGGTAGTGTTAAGGAGGTATTAGTAGATCCTCAAGATTTTGATGTTGATTCAGTAGATTCTGTTACTATTGCTGGTGGTAATGGATCTGGTGCTAATTTCTTACCAATGACTGGTTTTAGGCAGCGTGAAGTTGAATTTGATTGTAGAGCAGATTTATATGGTGGTGGTTTAAGTTTATCTAATAATAGCGTTACATTTAGTAAAGATCATAATTTTGTTCGAGGAGAAGAACTTGTTTATGATTCTAATGGTAATACTGCTCTTGGAATTGGTACAACTGGATTAACTAATAATTCAATTTATTATCCAGAAATTGTTAGTAGTAAAACAATTAAACTTTATACAAGTGTTGGTGATTTAGATGCTGGAACTGGTATAGTACCTCTTAATGCTAATACACAAGGAATTCATAAATTTAAAAAAGCAAGACTTACTAAAACTTTAAGAGCAATTAAAGTTCTTGATGGTGGTTCTGGATATACTAATAGGAAACTGATTGTTGATCCTGTAGGAGTAAACACAATATCAGATACAATTAATTTTGATGGACATGGATTTGATGATGGTGATGCAGTTGTATATTCTGCTGATGGTACAGTAATAAGTGGATTAACAACAGCACATCAATACCATGTTATTAAGGTTGATGATAATTCATTCAGACTTGCAAGTGCAGGTGTTGGTGGAACAATAACATCCAACTTTACAAGAAAAAATTATGTAAGTTTAGCATCTAGTGGTGTTGGATATCATAACTTCGCATATCCTGATATTGTATTAACTGTTAATGCTTCTATTGCATCTACTGTTGGTGTAATAACTGCAACTCCATCAATTAGGGGTGAAATTATTGATGCATACTTATATGACAAAGGCAATGGATATGGTTCGGATATATTAAACTTTGATAAAAATCCAATTGTAACTGTAAAGAGTGGTAAAGATGCTGAACTTAAACCAATTGTTGTAGGTGGAAAAGTTGATAAAGTTCAAGTACAGTATGGTGGTTTGGAGTATACTTCTTCACCAGATTTCACATTTACTGGTATAGGTTCTGGTATTGGTGCAAAAGTAAGAGGAATTATTGAAGATGGAAAAATTGTTGATGTTGTTATAATAAATCCAGGTGTTAATTATGCTGCAAATACTGGTGTTGCTGTAACTTCAGTTGGTTCTAATGCTTATATTGAATCTCATATTAGATCTTTGACTGTAAGTAATGCTGGAAGATTTGGTAATGAGATATTAACTGAAAATAATGATAAACTTGCTTATGGATTTGTTGGACATTCTACAGCAATAGCTCAAAGTAATTTTGGTGATAGTTTAGATGGACATTCACCAATTATTGGTTGGGCATATGATGGAAATCCAATATACGGTCCTAATGGTTACTCAGATCCAAATGATGAAAACTCTGCTCTAAAATATCTTAATACTGGATATGTACTATCTTCTAGTGATATTGTAGATAGACCTTCTGGATTTAGTGCAGGATTCTTTGTTGAGGACTACAAATATAATGGTTCTGGAGATCTTGATGAGCATAATGGTAGATATACAAAAACTCCCGAATATCCTAATGGTGTTTATGCTTATTTTGCAGGTATAACAACAATAACAAGAGAACCAAAATTCCCGTATTTTATTGGAGATTCTTATAGATCACCATTAGTTGAACAAAAAGTAGATCAGAGTTTCAATTTCAATGATTCTGATTTAATTAGAAATACCTTCCCATATAAATCTAAGGATTTAACTGCTAATAATGACTTTATTTCTGAACCATATGAAACTATACAACAAAGAAGTGTAGTTAAATCTGTAAGTAAAGGTTCTGTTGATGAATTGATAGTTAATGAATCTGGTAGTGAGTATGCTATTAATGATATTGCAGAATTTGATAATACAGGAACAAAGGGTGGTGGATTAAATGCTTACGTTTCTGATTTGAAAGGTAAAACAATAAGAAGTATTGATACTACTGTCGAAACATTCCAAGACTCATTAATAGTTTGGGATAATTCTAGTCAAGTTACTGTTAAGACAAGTTCAATTCATGGATTCTTAGATGAAGACAATATTGTTATTTCTGGATTATCTACTTATGTTGCTGGATTAACTAAGTCACATAAGATAGGTGTTACTTCAGAATCTGCTTATTTAACTGCTCCAGTTGCTTCTAACACAACTGTGGGTATGGTAACTGATATTTACGTATCATCAATGCCAAATAATATATCTGTTGGATCTACAGTTGGTATAGGTACAATTCCTGAACTGGTTTCTGTTCTTAATGTATTCAGAAATAGAAATGTTGTAAGAGTAGTTAGAGGTACAAATACTGGTACTGCACATACAGCATCTACCTTAATCTCTAAGATTGCTGATACATTTACTTTACCAGTTAGTGTAAAACAATTTGACTCTAAAGTTAACGAAAAGGTATACTTTAACCCTACACAAGCTGTTGGTTTAGGAACTACTGCTGGTGGAGATGCTTCCAGAGAATTCCAGGTTGGTAATACAGTAGAATCATTATCTGTCCCATATCAGAGCATTTATCTTCCAGATCATAAATTTACCCATAATCAACAGGTAACTTTCAGTAAAACTAATGCAGGGTGGCAAAATATACTTGTAAGTACATCACCTGACAATGCAACTACAGCTTTACCTGTAAGTGGTTCATCTCAGACAATGTATATTGTCAATAAGGGTAAAGATTACATTGGACTTACTACTGCAGTAGGATTTAACACTTCTGGACTATATTTCAGAGCATTTACTCCAAATGGTGATGTAAGAGATTGGAAGTATTATATTGAATCTGATTATACTCAACAAACTGCAAGAGTTGAAAAAATTACTTCTATAGTTGGTGTTACGACTGCACATGGATTATTAAATGGTGATACAATTAATCTATCATTAAAATCTAAGAGATCTATTGGTGTTGGTAATTCTGCTGCTGTAAAAGTTGCTTATAATGCTGAAAACGATAAGATTACAGTAGGATTAACAACATTTACTGAATCTGTACTAAATGCAACTAAAAATGAAATAACTCTTACTTCGCATGGGTTTAAAACAGGCGATAAAGTTTTCTATAACACTACAAATGTTCAACCAATAACTGGATTGGGAACAGGTGCATATTACGTTTATAGAATAGATGATGATAAGTTTAATCTATCATCTACACGTTTAGATTCCATTGCAGAACCTCCAACAATATTAGATCTTTCTGCTCCTGTTACAGCATCACCTGGTGGAATTATTGGACATGAACTTTCCAAGATTAATCCTCAACTTGGAGTAATTGATAATAACAATTTGGTATTTGATCTTTCTGATAGTAGTCTAGCAGATTATGATTTGAGATTATTCTATGATGATGCTTTTGATAATGAATTAGTTTCTGTTGGTGGTACTATTACAGAATTTAATGTTGAACGTAGTATTGTAAAACCAGGAAATGTTGGTGCAGCATTAACATTAACTTATTCAACAACACTTCCATCTAAGTTATTCTATACTTTAGAAAGGAGTGGATTTATTAGCACTGCAGATACTGACGTTTCAAATAATTCTGAAATAATCTTTACTCCAAGTGTTTATGATGGAACATATAGTGTTGCTGGTGTAGGTACGACTAGTTTCAGACTATCTCTAAAAGGGGTTCCAGAGTCCTTAAGTTACACAAATGTTACATCTAGTCTTATGGACTATACAACACCTTCTACGACTGCTAGAGGTGGTGTTCACGCTATGCGTATTACTTCAGGTGGACTTAATTATAAGAGTTTACCTAAGTTTACTAAAATTAAATCTACTGCAGGATTAAATGCTGATATTATACCTCAGTCATCAACTGTTGGTAGAATAAAAGAAGTTGATATACAAGATCCTGGATTTGATTATTCTGGAGATAAGACATTAAATCCTGAAGTCTTTATTTCGCCAAGCATTACTGTAGTAGACAGAAATGTAATATCAGATGTAACTATAGTTTCTGGTGGTTCAGGATATACTTATGCACCAGATGTTGTAGTTGTTAATCCAAATACTGGTGAGATATACACTGATGGATTCATGACAGCAGAATTGCAGGGTTCATCAATTTCTAAGATTAATATTTTACAGTCTCCAAGAGGTTTATCAGATACTGTTAATGTAGTTCGTACAATTAATAATACCAATTCTATTGGTATTGAAAAAATAGAATCATCATTATCTGGTATTGTTACATGTACATTAACTACACCAATTAATGGATTCTCTGTTCCACCATTTTCTGCTTCTGATCAAGTTTTTGTTGAAGGTATTGAAAAATTAGCAGGATTCTCTTCTACTGGTATTGGTACAACAAGTAGTGGTTCAGGATTTAACTCTGCTGATTATGGATATGCATTCTTCCCTGTAGATTCAATTGTTAATGCTAACCCATTTAAAGTTAAATTTAATCTTGGAGAAGCAACAACAGGTTATCCTGGAATTGCAAAAACAGATCAAAATGGATTTGCAACTATAGTTAAAGAGTCTGATTATCCAACATTTAAAGTAACACAAACACCATTAGATTTCATTCTTGAAGAAAGACTTCAAGTTTTACAAGGTTCAACATATATTTCTGAGGACTTGTATATAACTTTAAATTTAAGCGATCAAATTAAAGTTAGAGGAACTTACGAATTAAAAGTAGGTGATTTAATTAGAGGTACGGAATCTGGAACTGTTGCAACAATTAAAAAAGTTGTAGAGAATAAAGCAATATTTAAAATAGATTATTCTCTACGAAGAGATTATGGTTGGTCTAATGATACTGGAAAATTAGATGAAGATCATCAAGTTCTTCCAGATAATGATTACTATCAGAATCTTTCTTATGCTATTCAAAGTCCTATTGAATATGAGGAATTATCTAACCCAGTAAACAGACTTTTACATACAACTGGATTAAAGAACTTCGCTGATACAGGAATAACAACTACAACAAATATTACTGTACAAACTCCTAGTGATTCAGGAAGTGTTGCTTTAATTGATATTATTAGTGATAAGAGAGTTGATACTATTAGTAACTTTGACTTTGGTATAGACTTAGATGCTACTTCTACCAAGTCTAGGTATGTTAAATTCCAAAATAAGAGATTATCTGATTATATTAATTGTGAAACAAACCGTGTATTAAAAATAGATGATATTGGACCATTCTTCTCAAAAGCAGATCCATTACCAAATCTATACGCTAATATTGATACAATTGCTCTTGGTGCTGGATATAACAGATATTTGGTTCAACTTGTTAACCCAGATAATGATGAGAGACAAGTAACTGAAGTTATAACACTTACTGATAATAGTGGTGATATATTTACTTTTGAAAAGGGTTCTGTTGGAATTGCAACTACTGGTTCTAATAATAACTATAAGGTTACAAGATTAGGTGATATTTCTGGATATAGTGCGGATGGTAAAGGGTATTTAAGATTTGATCCAGAGGATCCATATAACAACAATTATGATATTAAACTTATTAGGAATCAATTTGTTAGTAATGTTGCTGGAACAGGTAATACATCATTCGGATTTGTTACTTTAACTGGTACAACTAGTAATGTTGGTATAGGAAATACTGCTGAAATTATTTCTGCACAAGTAGTTGATAATGAAGGATTCTTTGCAAATGTTGAAGTTATAAACCAATTAACTGATGACACAACATATGTTGAATTATATGTTGATCAAGATGGAACTGACACATATATTTCAGATTTCTATGTTGATAACAAAGAAGGTGCTAATGGAAACTTTATTGGTACTTTTGGTGGAAGTATAAGTTCTGGTGTTGTTAAAGTTAACTTTACTAATAGTACAGAAGCAAATCCTGTTCTTGTTAGATCTAGAGTAGTTGGTTTTGGTACAACAGCTTCTGGTATTGGAACACATAGATTCCTTACAACTGGACAATCTGCTGGTACTGAAGAGACAGCAAGATATGAAAGTAAGTTTGCATATACTCCTGCACCTGCAACTCCCACAACAATCTTTAGTGCAACTAAAACAGATGTAACTAGTATTAAATCAATTGTTAAGGTTGGTTATGGTAATACATCAGCATTACATCAACTATTATCAGTTCATAATGGTGGAGATGTTTATACTACACAATTCCCATTCTTATCAATTGGTGGAGAGACTGGTATAGGTACATTTGGATCTGAATTTAGTGGTTCTAATATCATTCTTAAGTTCTACCCTGATTCTGGTATTAATGATGTAGTTCTAGTACAAGCATATAGTGAGTTAATTCAAACCAATCAAGATTTAGTTAATATACCTCAAGATCACCTATTTGGAACAGTTGGTGAAAGACATCTTACTTCTGCATTTAATGGTATTAATGGTGCTAGAGTTAATGTTACTGAGTTTGATTTAACACATAATGGTATTGATATATTCAGTAAAACATTCAATCCAGGAACTGTTGCAACATTAGGTAATGG